CACGATTCGACGCCATCCGAATGCAATAACGCGCCGTGCGATACAGCCCTTCGTCGTTGCCGATCCACAGCGAGACGTTCCAATGGTTCCAATTCTTGTGGCCGTTGAATTTAGACATTTTGTGAATCCTTACTTGTTACGGGTTACGGTGAAGACAGTATGACCCACTGGGTTTACGTTGTCAACTGGTGTTGTGAAAAAAAGAATGAGTGGGGTGTTTTACCCGATGGGTGTAATGCGAGGTTGTATCACGCAACTATGACAAACGGACTCAAAAGGGGGGTAAGCGATTCGAGAAAAACGGAAACAAAAGTGCTTTTAAAAAGTAGTCGAATTTTTAAACCGCGCGCGCGGAGGCGTTTCTGTCACACCCCACCGCCTTAACCCATTGGGCTGTTGTTTTTACCACGAAACTGGGATTTTTTTGACCTTCCGAAACCCGAAGGGTTAGGCCCTTTAACCCATTGGATATGGGCAAAAAGTACCAATACCCATCGGGTTTCGGGGTTATTCGGTGCAGTTAACCCATTGGATACGTGACCCCTAGGGTTTCGGGGTGTGTTTAATCGTGACCCGCGGGGTTGGGGGTGCCGGGGGTCGGGGATTTTTGGGGGAGGGGGTAGGGCCTGCGCCTATGGGTACTCGGCTGCGATGGCCCCGCGAACCGTTTTAAAATTTTTTCAAAAATCAGAAACCCAGTGGGCAATTGCTTCTATCATCCAGTGAGTAATCCCCCACACCCCTACACCCTCATCCCCCACACCATTGACTAAATGCACTGTCGTGTGTTACACTCGCACGCACTATGGAACAGGACCATTCCGATTCTGTAGGCACGGTTCTCGCCGGTGATGATGCCCTCCCTAACTGGCTGTCGTGCCCAGAGTCATCCGCACTCACGGCGTCCCCCACGCCCCGGCCTCCGTCTAGCGAGGCCCGAGCGCTGCTGCACATGCAGTACGAGAACATGTTTGAGAACTTCATCGAACATGTATACCGAGGCAGATCGCTGAAGTCCTTGGTCGAAGACGACCCCCGACTCGTCAGTTACGAAGACTTCTTGCGCTGGGTAAAACGCGACCCGCAGCGTCATGAACGGTTCAAGGAAGCGCAGGAGATGCGCACGGAGTTCCTGGCAGGTGAGATTCTGGAGATTGCCGACGGGGTGGAGTCGGTTGACCCATCATCGAACGACACGGTTAACCGCGACAAGCTGCGCATCGACACTCGCAAATGGCTCATGAGCGCGCACAATCGCAAGCGCTACGGGGAGACTAAACAGATTGAAGTGGGTGGCACCATTTCGATCACTGAAGCGCTCCAGCAGGCTCAGCAGCGGGTGATTGAGGGTGAGATCATCGACGTGACCCCTCGGATTGAGAACGACTAATCGGGAGCATGACCGTGCAGAAGATGAGGTATTCCCCCGAGGAGGAGCAGCTGCTTATGTCGCAGCTTTGGTCGCCCTCGATCAAGGACGATCCCGAGGCGTTCGTGCTGTTTGCGTTCCCCTGGGGGCAGAAGAACACCCCACTCGAACACTTCAAAGCACCCCGAGCCTGGCAGCGCAGGACGCTGCGCAGGATCACTCAGTTCATTAGGGAGAATCGGGGCAAACTGACTGAAGGGCAGCTCATCGAAGCGCTGCGCAGAGCGGTCAGCTCGGGTCGCGGGGTGGGGAAGTCAGCCCTGGTGAGCTGGCTAATCCTTTGGATGCTGTCCACTCGCATCGGGTCCAGCGTGATCGTATCGGCTAACAGTGAGAACCAGTTGCGCCGGGTCACTTGGGGCGAGTTGACCAAATGGGTCACGATGGCGATCAACGCCCACTGGTGGGAGCCAACGGCCACGAGTCTAAACCCAGCCGGTTGGATAACTGACCTTGTCGAACGGGACCTTAAGAAGGGCACCCGGTACTGGGGAGCGGAGGGGAAACTCTGGAGCGAAGAGAATCCAGACGCCTACGCCGGTGTCCACAATATGGACGGCATGATGGTCATATTCGACGAAGCGTCGGGTATTCCAGACTCGATCTGGTCCGTGGCCGCGGGCTTCTTTACCGAGAACATCCTCGATCGCTACTGGTTCGCGTTCAGTAACGGTCGTCGCAACACCGGGTACTTCTACGAGGCTGTAGACGGTAACAAACGGGACTTCTGGGAGAGCGAGAAGATCGACGCTCGTACCGTCGAGGGCACCGACAAGTCGATCTATGAGCAGATCATCGCAGAGTACGGCGAGGACTCGGACGAAGCACGCGTCGAGGTCTACGGGGACTTCCCCAAGTCTGGCCAAGACCAGTTCATCGCACCGCACCTAGTGGACGACGCCATGAAGCGTCCACAGTACAAAGATATGACCGCACCAGTCATCGTTGGCGTAGACCCAGCACGCGGGGGCATGGACAGCACCGTAATAGCCGTGCGCCGCGGTCGGGACATCGTGTCAATCAAACGGTTCCGAGGTGACGACACCATGACCACCGTCGGTCACGTCATCGACGCCATCGAAGAACACCGGCCAGCACTGACTGTCATCGACGAGGGTGGGCTAGGCTATGGGATCCTTGACAGACTCACCGAGCAGAAGTACAAGGTGCGTGGGGTTAACTTCGGTTGGAAAGCCAAGAACCCTGTGATGTGGGGCAACAAACGCGCTGAGATCTGGGGAGCCATGCGAGACTGGCTCAAATCGGCCAGCTTGCCGCAGGACAGGTTACTCAAAGGCGACCTCGTCGGCCCGATGAAAAAGCCTAACTCGTCGGGCACTATATTCTTAGAGGGTAAGAAGGAAATGAAAGCCCGCGGACTAGCCTCGCCAGATGCGGCTGATGCAATTGCTGTGACGTTTGCGTTTCCCGTTGCTCATCGAGAATACAATGATCGCGCTACCGTTCGACGCAACGCTCAGAATGGTACTGTTTCAACTAGTTGGATGGGGGCGTAGTGGCAGCCAAAAAGAGTGTGTCTCTAAGCGTCAAGCGTGGCGAAAAGCTGCCAGTATCCAAGGGTGCTGGTCTGACTGAGAAAGGTCGCGCTAAATACAACAGAGAAACCGGGTCCAAACTCAAGGCCCCCGCCCCCAGCCCCAAGACTAAAGCCGAAGAAGGTCGCAAGGCTAGTTTTTGCGCGAGAATGGCAGGGGTTGTAAAAAACGCCAAAGGCCCCGCTGAGCGGGCCAAAGCGTCCCTTAAACGCTGGAAATGTTGACATGGCTACCAAACCCGGACTTTACGCCAACATTCACGCCAAACAGGCCCGCATCAAAGCAGGGTCTGGTGAAAAGATGCGCAAACCAGGCTCCCCGGGCGCACCTACCACCAAGGCGTTCAAAGAATCTGCTAAGACTGCTAAGAAGCCAGCCAAAGGTAAGTGATGCCACTCGTCAAATCTGCCTCTAAAGAAGCGTTTCGCAAGAACGTCAAAGCTGAAATCGCTAGCGGAAAGCCGCAGAAACAAGCTGTCGCCATCGCCTACAGCGTCAAGCGAGAAGCTGCCAAAAAACCCACAACAAAGTCTAAAAAATGACCATTCAAGCCCTGCAAGACTGTCTAATCGTGCGCCCAGACATGGAAAAACACGACCTGTTTGTTCTGTTACGGCAAAAAGGAACGGGTATGGGTGTGGTAGTTTCCGCTGGTCCTGACGCCAAAGACGTCAAAGCCGGTGATCGGGTATTGTTTGGAGATTCAATCGGTCAAGACTTAAAATGGGAAGGTGATGACCTTCTTGTGATGCGAGAGGCTCACCTTCTCGGAGTATTCGACGCATGAAAGACACCATTGGAATTGTGGCCGCAGCGAATGTGGCAAAGAACGGCCCAACTCCATCAAAAGGTGGCTCTGAGGACATTCTTACCGTCGCCCGCTCGCGCATGACCATGGCCATTTCGGCGTTTGCCGAAACCCGTGAGAGTGAGCTTGATGACTTGCGGTTCTATGCCGGGTCCCCTGACAATCAGTGGCAGTGGCCTGCCGACGTATTGCAGACCCGCGGTGCGGTTCAGGGTCAAACCATCAACGCTCGCCCCTGTCTGACGATCAATAAGCTACCGCAGCACGTCAAACAGATCACCAATGAGCAACGCATGAACCGCCCGGGGATCAGAGTAATCCCAGCGGATGATGAGGCGGATATTGACGTTGCCGAAGTGTACAACGGCGTAATCCGTCACATTGAGTAC